TGAGCGCATCTGTTACAATATCACTGGTTGTTCCTAAATCCTCCCCGGATGCAGCTGCCAGGTTCAGGATTCCCTCGATACCATCAAGCATCTGCTGTGAATCCCATCCGGCCATAGCCATATAATTAAATGCCTCTGCACTCTGCGTGGCGGTAAATTTTGTGGTCGCTCCCATCTCCTTTGCCTTGGCTGTTAATTTATCGAATTCACTGCCGGTTGCCCCGCTTACTGCTTTGACCTGTGACATAGCGGCCTCGAAGTCCTTATATGTATCAATCGTATCTTTCAATCCGATACTGACACCGAGAACCGCCCCCACTTGCAAGATTGGATTTTTTAGGAGGTTTATTACGCCTCGTATCGGTGCGGTGGCAAGGTCTACTGCTTTCATTGTCACGCTCCAGGTCTTTCTTCCAAAACTGGTAAGACCACCCTTGATTGTTGACAATATTGGTGAAATCTTATCTTTCGCCTCCAACAGCACCGAATACTTTTCTTTCGCCCATGATAACAAACTTTTCTGTGTTTTCTGTGCCGACCGGTCAAACTTTGTAACCTCATCATTTGCCTTTTTCGCAGATGTGCTCATTTGGTCGGTAGAGCTTTTCACTTTGTCGGCTGCATCCTTGACTTTGTTCATGTTCTTTTCAACACTCGATGTACCAGGACCAGTGTTATCATCGACTTCGATAGGTATCTCAATTCGTATTGTTTCCGCCGTCCTCCTCTCCTCCTTTCGTGCTTTCTAAATAAATCCGCATGGACGCAAGCATAAACGCCTGTACTCCATGCGGTTTTTTATAAAATTCATCCGGTGTAATTCCTGTCCGTTGGAATATGTGATGCAACAGACAAGTCTTTCCTCCGGCTTTAATTAGTTTTTTGCTACTTCCTCGATATTCTCCTCGAATCCGCTAAGAGAATCGATGCACTCAATAATCTTGTCTTTCTCTCCGGCTTTCAGGCAGTATTCGATAACATCCAGACCATTCATAATCTGGAGGTCTTTTGCTCTAAGGCTTTCCCATACCTTTTTGTTATCCCAGAGCTTTTCGCGGTCTGCTTCAACCGTCGCTGTATAAATCAGTGCATCTCTGAATTTGACAGTGTTCGTTTCCTCCGGTAATTTCATACCGAACTGTTTGTTTCTCACGTACTTGGTGTGTTTCTTCTTGCACTTGTTGTATTCCTCTTCGGATAACGGTCTGATTTCAAATGCGAAAAGCACCTTTCCATTTCTGGCAATTTCGATGCGCTGTGTATCATCTTTCGCATAATCAGCCGCACTGATAAGTCCCTGGATGAAATCATCCTCATTCATTCTGATGAGGGTTTTGTTCTCCTCTTCGGTTGTTTCCACTTCCGTAACTGCCATGTTCTCCTGCTCCTCATTTACAATCTGTACACTTGCTTTTTTTGTTGTATCTGCCATATCGTTTTTTCCTCCATCTTTCAAAAAATATTGTTAAAATTAAATGGAGGATGCCATCTCGGCACCCTCCGGTGAATCGCACTGTATTTCTTAACCCAGTGCAAGTAAGTTCTGTAATTTCGGTGGTCTGTTGACCGCAAAGTTCCATGCTCTCTTGATAACATCCCCGACGGTAATGTTCTGTAAATCAACCTGTCCACTCGGAATGCACTCACGATACACCATTCTTTCCTCGGTGCCGTTTCTTCCCTTGAGCACGCCCTGGAAATCCCATACAGGCATTGTCTGTGATTCCATAGCCTCGACAAGCTCCTGGATGAAAGCATCATCCTCAACCACAACCTGGGACATTGTAAGGGCAACCTTAAATGTGTTTGCGGTTTCAAGCTCCTGCGCATTTCCTAAAACGGAATATGCGGCATTGTTATAAGTTACATTAGCTGTGAAGCTGTCTACGGTAGCCAGCAACACGCCGTCAGCGTTGTAAATCGCTCCATCTTTACCGGTTCTCGCAAAACGAGAATCTCCGGCTGCTCTTGTGTTAATCATCTTCCGTTACCTCCTTATGCATTTGTGCTGAACTGGAATCTATAAGACAGGTAGATGTGTTCCATAGAATCCTTGTCAACAACGTCAATATCAAACCAAGCACTGTCCCCATCAGCCACATTTACTGCGCTTTCGGAAACGGTAATCGCTGTCAGTTTTCCCTCGGCAATCATATTGTCACCGATTGCCTGTAACTGGCTTACTACAGTGCTTCGACCATCCTTGTCATTGTCTACCTTTCCGACAAGTGCATCTGCCGCCGCATTCATTCTGCGGATAAGCTCGAATCTGGTCTTTACTCTTCTGATTTTCTTCCAACCATCATCCTGATTGTCAGCCGGTGTAATAAGAGTGTTGATAGCATTATCAATCCACACCTGTTTTGCGCTGCTGTAGCTGAGTACGATGCAGCCTTTCTTTTCTGCAGCAATCATCTGTGTATTTGTGAGGCGTTCCAGGATTTCACTGAATCCACTCACAACAGTATGTGTAAGGGAAGAATTTGAAGCGCAAGCTCCAATCATTCCTGCCAAACGTGCCGCCGTCTGGTATCCGTCAATCTCCTTGCCCTGCTCATTCACATAAGCATTGAGAACATAGTTCATTTTTTCATCATTGAATGATGCCGCATGGCTCATTCTGGTTTCCAGGTCAACAGTATGCTTTTCTGCTACAACTCCCTGTGTCAGGGAACCTACACCGAAAATACGTTTCATGAATGACTGCATCAGGATATGTACTGCTGTTTCCTCCGTATCAACACAGATTGTATTGAACTCGTAAGGCTCGACAGCTACAAATCCGTTTGAGTAATCCTCATTCGTAACCTGCGGGTCGGTTCCCGGAGTAAAGGCGTTCTGTGATACATTCATCACGATTGCCTGGTCTTTTCCAGACTGTACCTCTGCTTTGAATTTCTTCGTTGCTGCAAATGCATCTGCAAGTGCTTTTGCTTCTCCTGCGCCTGCGGTAAATTCGACTTTCTCAAATTCTGTCACACCGGCATAGATGATACACTCTTTCAGGGTGCTGTCTGTCAGCTTTTCCCTTACCGTTACGGTAAAGGCTTTCTTTCCCGGATATGCTGCTGTGATTTTTACTGCCGCCTGTCCCTCTGCTGTGTTCAGAGTGGCAGTTGCCGATGTTCCTCCATTACCAACTCGGCAAGCAATAATTGTCTGCGCTCCGCCGTTGATTGCCTCCTGGATGGCATCTGTTGTGCCTCCATTACCGAAAGTGTTTGCAAATCCATCATCGGGATTTAATTCAACCGCAGTATTTAACGGTCCAAAATCGGAACGAAAAAGGACAGCCGTAACACCGCTTACAGTGCCACTCTGCTGTCCTGTCCCTTTCTTCTGAATATTGAAATATGCTCCCGGTCTGACTTTTGTTTCTCCTAAGACATAAGTTCCAGCCATATCTTATTTGACCTCCTTTTTCATGAATGCGTCCACAAGCTCTTTGGCTTTAGACACTGTACACGTTGTTACTCCTGCGACTTTTAATGCCGCAACAACACATTCTCTTTGGACTTTGAAAATGTTTCCTGCCCCGTCTGCAAGTTCCTCGATTGTGTACTCGGATTCTGCCGGAGCTTTTGGCTCTTCTGCCTGTACCGGTGCAGTATCTTCGACAGCATCGGTTTTCTGTTCCTCCACTGCATCTGCTGTGGATTCTGCTTTTGTTCTTGGCATCTTCATACCTCCTAAAAATAATTTTGCGTGGTTCTATTAAGCTGATGTGGTTTTGCTTTGTATCGCAATAAACCATATCTGCCTGTTACAAAAATCTGACCGTCTTTCAGGTAATCAGATTTATTGTCCATCTGTAATTTGCGGATAAACATTGGTGAGTAATCCAGCATTGTGACTTCTCCGTCTAGTGACATCGCATTTGTGATAGCGGCTGCCATTTTCAGCCTCATATCAGTGTCCGGGCATAAAATATGGATGGCAAGTTTACCATCCATCCAAACAACCGTATTCGTTTCCTCTACTTTTTCCATGCTATTGAGCCTGCAATATATAACAGGCGTTTCTCTTGAAGCCTCTGTAATTTCCTCCATACGGTCAAGCCCTACCACGATGCACTCTGGATACAGTTCTTTTACGAACTTATTCATTGCCATTACCGGGTCCGGGTCGGTTGTTTCCTGGCTTGTATATTCCAGGATGTCAAACCTCACATCGCTACCGATAATAAGGTCTGTTTTGCTTTCTGCCAGTTCAAATGCGTCCGTCCGGTTCCATGCGAATGCATACAGCTTTCCATCTTCGGAATGGAGCAACACATCTTTCAGACAATCCCGAACCAGCGGTTCAAGCATTTCCGGTGTTATATCTTCCTCTGTCGCATCCTCTGTGTTCTGGCATAGCAACGATACAGACAATGTTCCTGCGCTCTTCCGCTCCTCATCCGCCTGCATATCATAGTTATATACAAGCCTCGGATAATGAACATCTGTACCCCAGTTCTGGTTATCCTTTGGAGCCTCCGGGCTGAATATCGCCGGGTAATCTCCAAACTTGGCAAGGAATTTTGTTAATCCCTCACGCTCTGTAAATCTTTTTTGAATCAGTTCTTCCAGTTTCATTCCTGCCCTCCATTCTCGACAGGCTCCTCCTCATGCGTTATGCCGTACTCATATACTTCGGACATATCCACAGACCATCGGATTTCCCATTGCCCTGCGGCTGCCTCTGATGCCAGGATAAAAAAATGATTCGTCACATTCCCAATGCCCGGATGAAACTGCACCGCAATTTCATTTCCGTTCACTCCTGTAACGAATCCACTCTTTCCTGCATCCCATGAGGAATGCTTTGCATATATGAGATTGCCTTTCGCTATGGCGGATGTGTCGAACTGCTTCACTGGCTTTTCTGTAATCAGTTCCATCTCTTCGCCTCCTATCAGCTATCTTCGCTGAAAATACTTTCTATTTCCGGCAGTGCCTTTTCTTTGATTTTTTCCACATACGGTCTTGCCGCCATTTTGCTTGTACCGTTTTCCAAATACCCTGCATACGGAACCTGGCTTTCGATGTATGCCGTATATTTTGCTCCACCACTTCCAGATGAACCACCATCAACGCCTTTGGCCCACTGTAATCGCAATGCACCTGTTCTTCTTGCCGGTGGTTCTCCGGGTGATGATGCCTGATAGGTACGTTTTGAATGCGGCTTGCGGTATCTCTTTCCGCCTCTCTGTCCTTTCAGCACTTCCAGCTCTGCATTTCTCAATGCATTATTTACTCTGGCTGCCTTTGACCGGACTTTCTGATTGATGTGCTTTACCTCTTTTTCGACTGCCTCTCTTACTCCATCAGGAGCCTGTTCTGGTGTCATTTTTTATATCATCCCTTTCCTCGACATAATACAGGGTGGAAATTCCAAGACCTCCTGTATCATCTACTGCAACAACATAAAAAACACGATTTCCCAGCACTAATTTATCAGTTTTCTTCGATAAAGGTGTTCCTCTCTGCACAATCGTATGTGTAACGGTATGGTCCTCGGTAGACTTATTTTTCGCAGTTTCTGTGGTTGCATCTGCAAGGCATCCATACAGAGTTTTTATGCCGTCCCCTTTATGGTCATTCACTACTCGCCCGGTGGATGTCACTTTCTGCCGGTTATTTTCAATCACAAATTCTTTGAAAAGGTTGCCAGGTCTTAAATACATCATGTTTGCATTTATCATCCCTGCCTCGTCCTTTCATTCTCCTGCATACCGGTAAAGAAATACGGTGGTTTCTTGCCTGCGTTTCCTGCAAATGCCGGAACGGAAATATTTTCGGCTTTGACTTCTTTCTTCAATGCCTCGTATGCCTCTTTCCAGGTTTCCGCCCTTTCGTGTAGGCTCAAAGATAATGGTCCTGTCTTTGTATCCACCTCATACGAAAAACGCCGGTAGATACTCTCTACCAGCATCAGCTTTGCTTTCTTCCATGACTTCGGGTACATTTCAATGGCAGCATTGATTTCCTCATCCGTTACCGCACAAGTATTTTCGGCTCCCTGTACCATCGTATCGCCAAGCTCAAAACGCATACGGCTCATCGTGTTTCCTTTAAGGTCTGCCGGGTTGTAACTGTAAGTTCCTGTTGCCATATTCACGCACCGCCTTTACTTTTTCTCCGTATCTTTGTCTGTGTCTTTCGCACTACCCTTTGTAGGCTTCTTACCGCCTGTGGCTGCCTTTTTCTCGCCGCCTGTGCTTAATTCAACGGCTCTGGATTTTGCCGCCGCTTTTACCGCTTCTCTGCTCTCTGTGGCATGAATCGTAATAAGAATGTTTTCATCCTCAATTCCTGCAATTTCTTTGACAGCATCCTCTTCCGGCATCTGCATAACCTCAAATACTTTCACAACTCCTGAAAGCACAAGTGATACCTCCATTTCTCTGCCATCTTCTGCCTTTACCGGGATTGTTACCTGCTCGATAACCACTTTTTCCTCCGGTTTCTTATCAGCCGGTGGTGCTACTTCCTCTGTAAGCTCTCCAATAAAGCCGGATGTTTTTAATGCTCTTACTCTTTCAGGGCGGATTGCCCCATCAGGGATTGCATCCCCAGGGGCATAATCAACACCACTGATACGAAGAGCTTTTGTACAAACATAGCTCATCGCTGTACCTCCTTACTGTTTACACACACGCAGACAGGTAGCAAGCCAGGTCATCGGAGGTTTTCTTCATATCCGTAGACATTAAGCCCTCGATGAACTCTGAATGAGTACCACCCTCGCCCTCGAACTGGTCTGTTGCCATGTAGTTTCCGTTGCCGAGCATATCCCATGTAAAGATATATCCTGCGGACGGCTCATCAATAGCCGGTGCATTTGTTGTGTATGTAAGTAATGCTCCATCAGATTCGCATACAAACTTCATATCGTCCGGCTGTCCCTCTTCTGCGGCATTGTATGTTGCCTCCAGGACCTTTACTTCCTCAAATCCAAGTACCTGTGCAAGTACCTGTTCATTTACGATTGCCGGATTTGCCGTACCGCCTGTGTACTTCACACGCTCCAGGATGTCCGGGTGATTCTTTAATGCTGTGAATGAATCATAGCCGAGGCTTAACTTATTCGGCATACGTCTGCCTGCCAGCTTGATTTCTCTCTTTCTTGCATCGAAGAAATTAACCGGGTCGAAATTCGCATCATTGAATTTCAGGAACTGGCTGCCGCTCGGTGTACCAGATGAAATACCATTGAACTCATTCGCCCAAACTCCTGTCTTGAAAAAGCTCTCTGCGAATAAAATATCAAGGTGAAGCAACTGCTGTTCTGATACAAAACGTACCTTGCTACGTCTTGGGTCGATGGATGCCGGTACTCCTGCACGCTGATAGTTTATGGCTCCAATCTGGTCTACGCCTACGATAATCTGGTCTACAACGCATTTGTAGCTGTTATCAGTGTGTCCCATCTTTGCCGGTGATACTTTACCGAAAGCCGGCTTTCTCGCAACATTATCTCTTGCAAGGTCGCCTTTCAGAAATTCATAATAAAATCCGGTAGAAAAATCCACCGGACAAATCGGAAAAATACTGGTTGCAACATGGTCTTTCGGGTCAGCAAAATAAGCCATGCTCATGTTTGTTAAATAGCGGTTAGGTTTCCATCCCTTATTGATTCTCGCAAGAATCGCCGCATTTCCGTTTACTTCTCTTGTGTTACCCATCGTTTATAGTCCTCCTCTTTCTTACTCTTTCGGTTTGTAGCCAGCCTTAATAAGCTGAACCTTTACCACGCTACCTGCTTCTGTTGCTGCACTAAGGGCAACTGCTGTAATAAAATTACCTGCCGCCGCTTTTACTGCCTTTCCCTCTGCATTGGTTGTAAGCTCATCTCCAACCGCAACTGCCTCTCCGGCAATCCACTTTCCGATGTCCTTTACCTGGATGTCTACATCATCACCGGCCTTTACTTTCTCATCATTCGTAAACAGTGATAAGCCGATAACATTTGCACCGGCTGTCGGCTTTTCAGCCTTACCATTCTTGATTGCCAGGGCAATTCCCTGTGCGCCCTCAATGTCTTTTCCAGCCTCTAACACGATAGTCGGGCTTTCATTGATGCTTGTGCCAAAATAATCTGCCATGTCTTACTCCTCCTTTTCACATTCTGCTGCAAGTTCCGGGTCATTCTGGAATACTTCATCAAGTGCCTGCGCCTTTGTCACATTCTTTGATTTCATAATCTCTGCCGCCTGGGTTTCTGCCTTTAACCATGCTGCGCCATCTGTTGTGCCAGCTCCACCGGATTTACCGATTTCAGTAAAAGCACCGGACTTCTCAACGGCTGCAACCGCTCCATCGAGTACAGCAATCATATCTGTATATGCTGTGCCTCCTGCGGCTTTCAGACTTTTGAGTACCGGTACAAGCTCTTCTTTCTTCTTTCCGATGATTTCATACTTTTTGGCAACGTCCTCAAGCTCACGCTCCTCTGTTGCCTCTCTGAACTTCTTTAAGTTCTCAAGTTCCGCTCTTACTGCCGGATGCATACCCTTGTAGATATCTTCTCCGCCATCTGTTCCCTGCGCCGGTGTATTGGATTTACCGACCTCTGTTGCCGGTATTCCCTCCGGATTCTGCGCCAGTGGAGTTACGCCCTCTGCTCCTGCGGCTACCTCCTCTTCGCCGTAACACTTCTCAATGGACTGTAAGAAAGCCAGTTCTGCAGGTGTAAGTTTGCTCTTGTCAATTTTCATTTCTTCTGCTCCTTTCGCATCGTTCTGATTTTTGTTCTGGTCCTTTTTCTTTGGTTCTCCGGTTCCAGGCTCATCCTGCGCCTTTTCTGCTTTTTCGATGGTATCATCCAATCTCTTGCGGATGGATTTCATCATCGCCAGGTCTGATGCCGTAACCTCCTCTTTCTTCACAATGTTGGTTGCCTTACCACTGGACCACTGCGAGATTGCATCTTTTGTAAACTCGCAAAACTCGTCAAGGCTTTCCTGCATTGCTGTTGCTGCACTGGTTCCATCCATTTCCTCATCATTCAGAATGGAACACAGAGAAGATTGGAGGGCGTAACAGATATCCCAGATTTCATCTGCGATTTTTCGGTTTTTTACTTCGGCAATTCTTTCTCCGAAGCTCTCCGAACTCTTCTGAATATCATCTATCACGCTTTCCAGCTCCGATGTATCCGGTTCACTTCCTGCGGCTTTTGTAATCGCCGTAATCAGGCGTTTCCAGATATTCGGTTTCTTCTCTGCACCCTCATCATGTGGCGGCTCCACACCGTCCTTGCTCTTAAACAATCGGATGTGTGCCTCTGGATTGGCTCCATCGTCCACAAAATCAACTTTTGTGATTTTGAGGTTTTTCAATTTTGTTGCCATCGCTCTGCTCCTTTCTTAAAAATTCTTTATAATGCAAGAAAAGCACCCTCCCGGATGCCTCCCTGTATTACCGCTATTATTTTTCATCAAAATATTTTCTCGTGACTGTGCTTAGGGATATTAACAGCACCCCAACAGCCACACCGAAAAGGAAAATCCCTATTCCTGCAAGTATTGTCATTCTTCCTCAACCTCCACTCGCTCTGCTTCTCCCTCAATGGAGAACATCGGGTATTCGCCGCTTTTGACCTTTTCCCAGACATCCTCATCAAGCACCTTGAAGCCAATCCACCATCCGACAGGCAACGTGCCCTCCGGGATTCCCATTGCTTTCATTTTCTCCTCGGTAAATACCACCGATTCGATAAGGACTGCGGCTCCGCCTCTTTCGTGCATCTCTCCGCCCTCCCGGTACAGTTCTGCGAACTTGTAAGCAGCACTTTCAAGTTCCTCCGGTTCGATGATGTCCTCCTGGTAATCTTCTATCAATTCCCCATCTGCGGTGATGGATACATTCGCCCATCCAAACGCCAGCATCTTATCATCATCAGATTTTGCAATCTTGAACCGCCCTTTCTGCACTGCCGGTTTCTTCTTTCCGACTCCATCTTCCGTTGATTTCTTTATCAGCTCCGAAAACTTCTGCATGATTCCTCGCCTCCTCTACTTTTTATTTTTATCAGGTGTGACCTCTATGTACTCAATAGCGCACGCACATCTCGGATGCGCTGGTGGTGTGAGGTCGGTTGTAACTTTGGTTCCTATTCCCTTGAAAGAAAATTCCTCATCCATGCCAATTTCCACACCCTCCAAAGAACTACACAAAGAGCACACCATATCATCGCCTGATGTGCTCCATCTCTTTATGACCTCGCCTATAAGTTTCTGTTCCTGCGCCTGTCGCACGCTCTCATCAGCTCCCTTGTTGTAAGCGTATGCCATTTCCGTTTGTGCAATATTGTCCGCCCTCTGCCGGTGCTGACGTTCTGCATACTTCATTGCGGCTGTCCTGGCTTTCTTCTGGATGCTTTCTGCTTTCATCCTCGGATGCTGTTCTCTCAAAGTTTTGACCATATTTTCGTAATATTTGAGATTTGCCTGCGCCTGCGGCTTCGTCAGCCCAATACAGGGGCGAATCATCTTTGCCAGTTCATCAACCGAATGTCTTTCCCGAACTGTCCTTTCCAGGAATACCTTGATTGCCTTTTTCTGCGTATCAGTGCATTGTGTCACAAGCTCGGCCCCTCTTTCCTGTATCCATCCAAGAACCTGCTTCGTTGAAAAAATATAATCCATATCTGCAAGAGCCTGGATTATTGGCTGGCTTGTGGAACCGGCTATAATCGCATTCTGCCACATACCGTTGAGTTTTCCCTGCACCAATAAAGAATAGTCCTGCATCCATTCATCGGCTGTCTTTTCGTCCAGCTCTCCATCAAGCACTGCCTGTCTTAATTCCTGATACGTGATGGCATTGGACTGGTCTTTCCAGAATCCGCATAACAGCTCAACCGGTTCTGAACTGGCTGTTTTCAGATAATCCTCCAACTTTTTCAGGATTTCCGCACCGTTACCGGCTCTGGCTTTTCTGAACCTCTTCCCAGGTCTTATCAATATTGCCATGATTAGTACCTCCCTAGCCGCCGTTTGGCAGCTTCAGTAATGTCACTGGGTATTTCTCCATCGCCATCCTTTGGCTCTTTCCCTGCCGCCGTTGCGCTTTCTGGCGGTTGGTTCTGCGTCTGTTGTGTTGCTCTTACCTCATCAGGTGTTCTTGTGTCAGATGTTCTCTCCGGTAAATGTCCCACCTGTCTAATGTAATCTTCCAAACCATCATCGGGAACCAGTACACCGATACCGGTCATATCTTTGATAAATGCAGAAACTTTCGTGATGTCTGCATCCTCAATATCCCCATGCGTCATTTTGGGATAATCTGTGATGCCCTTGAAATGCTCTCCGTTAATATCAATCAAAGCCGGGATTGCCTGGCTGTTGAATGTTTCGCAGATAATATCAAGAAATGCTCCGCACGCCATTGAGAACAGCTCCGTTTTATCGGAACTCAACGCCCAACTG